AAGCATTATCAGGTAGACACTATTATCACTACCTCAATGGCGACTTACTCAAGATCGCTCACATTATTACAGTTAGAGCAAAACCCAGGCCAATCGCTTATTTATCAAGGACCAATGGACTCCAAGACCAGACCAGTGTGTATTCGCATGCTGAAAGAAGGCGGGATGACACAAACCCAAGTAGAAGCCAAATATCCAGGGGCTTTACGAGACGGTGGCGGCTTTAATTGTAGACATCAGTGGGTTGCATTGTCACCTAAGACTCAAAATAGAGACATACAGCAAAGAGCTAAAGTAGCGTATCAAGGAATGGTAACGAAGGCGAAGCTGAAGGGCAGATCGTTCAGCATTCCACAAACATTAGAACAGTATTATAATGATTAATTTTCAAAAAGCATTCAAGTTCGGCAGACCATTCTTCCAAAGTGTAGGCCGTACTATTTTAAAGATCCACAGAAGGCGTATCTTCCACGAAGGGCGCAATGCTGCTGGAAAGCCCTTTATGGCATATACCAATGCTTATCGTAAAAGAAAGATGGCAGGCAAGGCAGCGCCCAATCAGGTAAGTAAAAGTGGAAAGCCAGATCTAACACTTACTGGCAAGATGCGAGAATCGTTTAATTATTTAAAGTCCTCTGCGCATGGATTCGAGTATGGCATTTCCGACCAAGATATGGCAGAGCGCATGGAATTACAGGGACCAAAGAAGAAATCTCGCAAAAGATATGTATCAACAAAACAAAATCCTCTACCCCCTAACGAGCAAGAGCTTATTAAACAAGAAATGACTAATAGGCTTATCAAGAATTTCACTAAAGAGATTCGCAAGAACGGAATGGGGTACAAGGTATACACCATATAGGAGATATTATGGAAACGGACGTAAAAGTCGAGCAGCAGGCTCAAGCCCAAGAACAGGCCAATGTTCAAGAAAGCACCAATGCAAGCGCTGAAATTGGAACGCTTATCGCAGATGCGAAGAAGTACAGACATCAGCGCCAGGAAGCTGAAGCAAAGGTAAAGGAATTGCAGGATCAACTCAATGTTAATCAAGAAGCAGAAATGCAGAAGAACAATGAGTGGCAGGATCTGGCTACTAAGTACAAGTCTGAACGAGACGAGTACAAATCTCAGGCAGAAGAAGGTCTACAGATCAAAGAATCTGTGCGAAAAGACCTACTAAATCAGCTATCTGACGAGGATCGTGAATTTGCGATTGATCTACCAACTTCTAAGTTGCAGAAATTCGTAAAACGGTCAATTAATCAGACAGTTAAAACGAATGAATCTTATTCTACTCCGATGCCTGACAACTCAGTCAATCCATTCGTGGATATGACAAAGGAGCAAAGGCAGGGGAATTGGGGTAAGGTTATTCAAAACTACGCTAAAAAATAGCGTAGAAAGGTAAAACCTTATGGCATTATCAGCAGATTTCGCTGGTGCTTCAGTCACCACAACAACCGCTGCTAATTTCATACCCGAGATTTGGACTGACGGAGTTAAGGCATACTTAGAACGCAACCTTGTGTTCGAACAGTGTGTGGATACTTCTTTGAATGGTCTGGTCAAAGGTAGGGGTGATGTGTTTCATATCCCGAAATTGGCAGAGGTAAGTGACGCAGCTAAAGCAGCGGAAACTATCGTAACATACGCAGCATCAACGCATGCAAAGTCCGATCTAACCATCGACCAGCATCGTTATGCCGCAAAATTAGTAGAGGACATAGCGAGTGTCCAATCCATCCCGGGTCTTTTTGAAAAAGAAGTATCTGGCATGGGATATTCGCTTGCTAAAACTTATGATTCTTATGTGGAATCAAAAGTCGAGGCCAGCACTACTAATGGCGCAGCTCTTGCAGCAGACAATGTAATCACAGCAGCAGAAATCCGTACAGGCATGAAAACCCTGATGGAATCTGATGTAGAACCTTCAGAGTGTAAAATGGTGGTTTCACCAGCGCTTTACACAGCAATGTTAGGTATCAGCGATTTTGTCGATGCTTCTAAGATAGGATCAGGCCCGTCTGGATTGTTGAATGGACAAATTGGGATGCTTTACGGCATGCCTGTCCTTCACAGTACAGTTATGGGTGCTGGAACTGGCACAGGAGTGGAAGTTGGGTACATAATACACCCATCCAGCGTGAGCGCAGCTCGACAGTTAGAACCGAGAGTTCAATCAGAGTATTCTGTTGACTTTCTTGGAACTAAAGTCGTAGCAGACATGCTCTACGGAGCAGTGACGGTTTTCGAAGCTCGTATTTATGAGTTCAGAAATCCTTAATCACTAACAAAATAGGAGTAAAATGGGGGGTGTTTTTCATCCCCCATTCCTTAATTATGTTCAGAACATTCGATTATAAATGTAAAAATTGTGAAAAAGTCTTTGAATCCATGACTAAAGTGGATGAAAAGGCTCTGTGCTCTTGTGGGTCTACTGATCTTATAAAGCTAATGAGCGCACCTTTATTTGAATTAAAGGGTAATGGTTGGCCTGGAAAAGAGTTAAAGGCTCAATCCGACTGCAAGCGTATGGCTAATGGTCAAACAATATAGTGTAGTCTAATCCTCTTTAATTGAAGTCTATTAACAGGGGAAACTAAATGGCTAATTATAATTCAGATTACACTGGAGCGCAAATTGACAGCGCAATATCCAGAGCAAATTCAACCGATGTAACAGCAGGAACAATCGCAGCAAGTAAGGCGGTTGTTGTTGATTCCAACAAAGATATAACAGGATTCAGGCACATTACTGCTACTGGTACGGTTACAGCAGCAAATGTATCACTCACAGGAAATGTAGATTTAGGTGATGCCAGTGGCGATACTGTCACGATCACAGGGTCTATTGACTCCAATCTTATACCAGCCACAGACGATACTTACGATATTGGCAGTGCAACATACGCATGGCAAGATTTATTCTTAGAAGGTGATATCACATTCTCAGATGCGGGAACTCTTTCCACCACAGCCGGGGACTTGACAATTAATGCCGGAAGTGGTGAAGTGGTTTTTGGTAATGAAAATTTAACCACTACAGGCACAATCGACAGTGGAAGTCAGGCAGTCACAGGGAATGTGGTCGCAAGCGGGACAGTTTCTGCCGAACAGCTCACAACCACAGATGATTTAACGGTTTCCGGCCTCGCAACAATAGGCGAAACACTCGCAGTCACAGGAGTAGTAACAGCAGCGGGATTCACTATTGGAAGTGCTGTTATAAATGAAGCAGAACTTGAAACTATAGATGGAATAACTGCTGGTACGGTAATAGCAAGTAAAGCTATTGTAACAGACTCAAATATAGACATTACAGGCGGTAGGAATATAACCATTAGTGGTGAGTTAGATGCAGCCACATTAGACATTAGCGGTAATGCTGATATTGACGGAACCCTGGAAGCAGATGCTTTCACGGTAGATGGAACAGCATTAAATGAATATATAGCCGATACAGTCGGGGCTATGGTTGGTTCTAATACCGAGACGAATATTACAGTTACTTATGAAGATGGTGATAATACATTAGATTTTGTGATTGGTACTCTCAACCAAGACACAACAGGCACATCAGATAATTTTACGGTTTCGGCTAACAACTCTACAGATGAGACTGTATATCCAGTTTTTGTAGATGGGGCTACAGGATCTCAAGGGGCTGAAACAGACACAGGCTTAACTTATAATCCAAGCACAGGAATGCTAACCTCTACAGGGGTGACTTCAACATTTACTGGTAATATAACTGGAAATGTGACTGGTAACACAAGTGGGACAGCGGCTACAGTAACAACAGCAGCCCAAACAAACATTACAAGCCTGGGTACACTTACCGCTTTGACTGTAGATGATGTAGCCGTAAATGGCAAAGTCATTACGATGACTGGTTCTGCGAGTGACACTGCTGTATTTACCGCAGGAACTAACGGAACATTGAGCATTGTTACCACCGATGATGCGGCAGCAGCAGCTAATATTCAAATTACAGCAGATGGTACAGTAGATATTGATTCAGCCGGGGTTCTAACTTTAGATTCTGGAGCAGCTATTAACATAGAGCCAGCATCGGGATCAGCAATTTTATTAGATGGCACGATCAGCGTTGATGCAGGAGTCGTAACTGGAGCAACAAGCATAACTTCCACTGCCTTCGTTGGCGATGTAACTGGTACATCTTCAAAAGCTACAGTTACAGATAGCACGGCAAATACAAACTTCCCTGTAGTTTTCCATAACGAGTCTGATGGACTCTTAGATGATACAGGGGCTTTAAGATATAATCCAAGCACAGGAGAATTATTAGTTCCCAAACTTACTGTAGCAGGAACAACTACTACAGCAGATACAGTTACTATGCAAGCTGCGAATGCGGTGATATTTGAAGGAGCAACAGCAGATGAGTACGAAACCACTCTTAGTATTGTAGATCCTACTGCTGACCGCACACAATATTTAATTAATCAAGGTGGATATATTCCACTATTGGCAGCAGCTACGACAACTGCGATTACTTCAACTCCAGCCGAATTGAATATCTTAGATGATGCGACAGTTACGACTGCTGAACTAAATCTCATCGATGGTGGTACAGCCAGAGGTACAGATGCCGTAGCAAGTGGAGACGGAATCTTAATCAACGATGCTGGCACTATGAAAATGACTAATGTGGATACTGTTAGTACATATTTCGCAAGTCATAATGTTGGTGGTGGAAATATTGTTACTACTGGGGCATTGAATTCAGGAAGTATTACAAGTGGATTTGGCACAATAGATACTGGCTCAAGCACAATTACAACCACAGGCGTTATTACTGGGGGTGGTTTTACAATCGGAAGTGCAGTTATAGCAGAAGCCGAATTAGAAATGATAGATGGAATTACCGCTGGAACAGCGGCAGCATCCAAAGCAGTAGTTTTAGATGGTTCAAAAAATATAGCTACGATTGGAACAATAGGCTCTGGAGCAATTACAGCTACAGGATCAAGTTCTTTTGCAACATCTATCAAAACACCTTTAATTGAATACACCGATGGCGATGATGCAATCACAATAGCAGATGGCGGTGGAATTACAGCAGCAAATGGAATAACCTCTACAGCGGCAGCAAATAGCTTTGGAGCAACTGCTTTTAGTGGAGCAGTTACGACTAATTCAACTATTGATGGAATAGATATTGCCACAAGGGATGCGATCTTAACAAGCACAACAACTACTGCTGGTGCAGCTCTACCAAAAGCTGGTGGAACGATGACTGGTAATATTGTAATGGCAGATGATACTTCCATTGGTATTGCAGATGATGCTGAGAGAATTGAATTTGATGGTGCTGGTGATATATCAGTATTGGGAGCAAATTTTGGAGTTAATATCAATGCCCCCCATTCCTTAGTTCATATTCAGGCATCAGATGCATCTACATCAGGTCAAACATATAGCCACACTACTTTAAAATTAGAGGAAAATGACCATACAGCTTTTCAAATATCTACACCCAATAACAAAATAGGATTTATACTGTTTGGAACTACTGGCATTGATGGTGCAACTAAAGGTCAAATAGCATATAACCATAGCATTCCTAATATGTATTTTGCTACTGACGGAACAACAAGACTGGTACTTGATAACAACTCCCGCATCAGCCTATCGAATAATGATAGTGGTACTTCAAATACAATATTTGGTTATGCCGCTGGTGCAAGTTTAGATGCTGGTTCTAATTATAATGTATTTATAGGACATCAAGTATCAGATGCTACAATGAATGATGCTACATATAATGTTGGAATAGGCTATCAAGCATTAACGGATTTAACTGAAGGTGATATGAATATTTGCATTGGTGGAGTAGCTGGAGAGAATATTACAACTGGTAGTCAAAATATTCTTATTGGAACATCAGCAGGAGATGGGCTTATCGCAGAAACAGATAATATTGCAATAGGTCACGATGCTATGTCTCACGCAAGCCCACAGGCTGACAGAGCAATAGCAATAGGTTCAGGTTCTTTAGGTGGAGATTTGACTTCTACCGCTGATGGAACAATTGGAATTGGATATTCTGCTCTCGCAGCCCTCACAAGTGGTACTACTAATACTGCTGTTGGTTATCAAACTGGATTACTATGTACCACTGCATCAGATAATACATATATTGGTCATTCGGTTGGTGTTGCAACCCATGCTGATGATTTCGCCACTACAGCCGTTGGTTCAGGTGCTTATGGTGGTACTCATGAGGGTTCTGTTAATCAATATAATACAGCCATAGGATATAATTCTATGGATGCTGCTATGGACGGTGCTGTAAAAAATACTGCCGTTGGGGCAAATTCATTAAGTGCATTAACTACTGGAGACAATAACACAGCGGTAGGCTCTACCGCATTGTTATCTGTAACTACTGGTGGTAATAATGTAGCTGTGGGAAACCAAGCTGGTGATTCTATTACTGATGGAGATGAGAATGTTATAATTGGTGATGGGGCGGCACAAACAAGTACAAGCGCTCATTATGCCGTTATAATAGGCAGGGGAGCAGCTCAAAATGGAGCTATAAGTGGAAATGGCACTATAGCTGTTGGATATAAAGCATTGGAAGCCCTCACAAGTGGCTCTGGCAATACGGCTGTAGGTTATCAATGTATGGATACTCTTGCTACTGGTCATCATAATACGGCTATTGGATATGAGGCTTTATTAAATATGAATGGTGCAGATTCTCACAACACTGCAGTTGGTAGAAGCGCTTTAAGACTTGCATCTATTAGTGGTGACGGAAATAATGTGGCAGTTGGAAGTGAAGCAGGTGATGTAATTACAGGTGGTACAAAAAATACTATAATTGGAGCCGCATCAGACCCAGGTGATGCAGGGGCAATTAATCAAACTGCTATAGGATATGGTGTTACAGCAGTAGATACAGATAACTCAGTAACGATTGGAAATGCCGATGTTACCGCTATACACATGGCACAGGATAATGGGGCTACAGTCCATTGTGGTAGTATTACAATTTATGGAACAGGATTTGCTCAAGGGCAGTTTAGATTTGGATTAAATAATGCTAATTATGGAATAGGGGATTCCAGCGCCGCCGCCTCAGGAACAGCTACTCTTTATATTGGTAATGCGGCAATAACAGTTTCTTCAGATGAACGAATTAAGAGAAACATTGAAGATACAAAAATCAATGCTACTGAAATTTTAAATAAGTTAAGAGTTGTTGATTTTGAATGGGATGACCCATCAGATAAATCCTATAATAACAGAAATGCAAGAGTTTCACAAGGTGGTCAATGGACTGGAATGATTGCACAGGAAATGGTAGAGCATGTACCTCATATTATAAACGCTCCTAGAAAAGAAGAAACGCTTGAAATAGATAATGAAAGTGAAGATATATGGAGTGTTGATTTTGAGCATCTTGTACCAACTCTTGTCAAAGCAGTACAAGAATTATCAGCAAAGGTAGAAGCATTGGAGAACGCATAATGCACCAAGTGAGTACAATACTACGCAATGTTTAAACCAGTAGCATACTTCGTAATCGGTCTTTTCGCAGGACTTACAATCTCTCTTTTAATGAAAGATGCCAAGCCTGTTGAGAAGATAGTTATCTATGATGGATACAGAGTACGATATGATTATCCTCATTACTATAGGGGTGGATACGATTACTATTACAGACCATTAGAATATCGTGGTGGTGGTCAATCTAATACAAGAAATGATGGAGAGCGTAGAGGTGGTGGTACTAAGCAAACAGGAACTACTACTGTAAAAGATACACCTGAAAGAAAGAAAAGCTGGGGAACTAAATACTAATGGCTAAAGAACTTTCACCAGACACAAAATTTACACTCTCAATCCAAACGATGATTGGTGCAGGAATGGGGATAGCCTCACTTGTAGGAATGTGGTATATGCTACAAGCCGACATACAAGAAGCTAAGGAATTGCCTGTACCTTTATCCTTATTCTCTCAAGAATACCCAAGTAAGGGAATTAGTGATTTTAATTGGAGTCCATCCTACGAGCAGTACAAACAGCAAGTGGGCAACCTTCAGGAAAATCAGGATGATATTTACGAGATTGTCGAAGGGCTTCAAGAAGAAATTAAAGAACTGAATAGACAGATTACAAACTTGAGAATTGCAGTCCAATGAAGTGGCTACTATTACTATCATTGGCATTTGCTCAGCCAGCACAACAAGTAGTGAACGATGACAATTTTAATGGGGCTATCTACAAGGGGATGTGGTTAGTTCGTTTCACCAGTTCATGGTCAACGGATAATAAACAAAACTTCTATATAGGGAAATTCATTGTGGAAGGCGACTCTGCACATATGGGAACACAAATGATGATATTGCCAGTGAAAAATCTTCCCGAAGTTGCGAGAAAACTAAGATTAAGAAATTTTCCAAGTGTAGTTTTATTTAAAGATGGAAAGAAAGTAAAAGTGTGGAAAGCAGATTTCGATGGGAAACTTGAACTGTCAACAGAACAAGTTAAAAAAGCTATTAATTGGCATTCAAAGGGAACAGTGTATTAGTGGCATGGTTTTATGCACATTGTGTGATTGCGGTTGTGATTCTGATTGCGGATGCAAGAGGGACTCTGGAGCCAACATTAAAGAGTTGGGAAAAGAAATTGGGGATACCAGTGCCAGAGGAAATCGTAAAAGAAGATGAGCAAGGCAATAAATGATTCACTCAATCTCACAATTTCAATCTCATTCCTTGTTAAAATCTTGGCAGTTACAGGCATTGTAGTTGGTAGTTATTACCAAACAACTTCGAAGATGGCTGATATGGAACGCACGATTGCAGAGATGCACTCAGAGATAATAATTTTAAATTCCAAGATGTCTGACATGGAACGAGAGCATGTTGAAGAATTAGAACATCATAACGAAGAATTGATTGAAGAAAACAGAAGCCTATTACAAAGAATGGGCTTAAAGAAACCATAAACAACGGAGTCAAAAATGGCAAAAGAAAAAAAGAAAGCCGACGAACCCAAAATCAGCATCGACGGTACTGAGTACAAGGTGTCTGATCTAACGGAAGAACAAGTCGTGTATGTAAATCATGTAGCGGATTTAGACCGCAAAATTGGAAGTTCACAATTTAATCTACAGCAACTAAGTGGTGGCAAAGATTATTTTATGTCACTACTGAAAGAGTCTCTTGCGGGTTAAGTGGACATCCACGGTAAATAAGGCTGGTACGTCGTATCAGCCTGAGACCCCAAGTGTTATTAAGAGGGACTTACTGGAAAGAGAAGTGAAGCCCCTGAAGGCACGTTATAGGGTCTCTAAGGGGGTAAAATACGATGTTACCCCAGAAGTGATAGGTAAGCCAGCAAAAATCAAAGAAGAGATTATACGGGAAGGTAAGCCCTATGAGGGGCAAGTGCCTGATTCATTTGAAAGAATTGAATTTGATGCAGATGTGTCTGAATTACAGGATTATGGAGATGTAAAGTATTATAGATCAGAGTACGGGAAAATAAGGGTATCAAATGATGCAGAGTATTATTAATGGAAAAAATGTTAATCCAAGAATGGGGCATAGTGGGGGTTCTTCTTGCCTTATTCTTTGGTCAGGTTATGTTTCTTCAAAAAACATTGATGAAAAAATTAAATGAAACAGATGATAAGGTCATTGCCCTTATTAACAGGTGGAATCGGTCAGACGAAATATCCTTACGGCATCGGGAAGATATTATAAAAGAACTTAACGATGTAACAGATGATCTAAATTTTATAAAAGGAAGGCTAAACGGTAAAGGGCAATGAAAGTGAACGAATACAGAAATGAGATAATGAGTCTTTTAATTAAGGTGGATACCAGACAAGAAGAATTATATCATAGAATTGGGAGAATAGAAATGCACTTAGAAAGATTAAATGGAAAAGTAGCCGAACATGAAAAAAAGATAACTTCGTTATGGAGTTATGGGGTGGCTTTTGTATTTATAGTAAGTGTTGGAATTAACTTAATCATGCGAGGGTTTTAAAATGGATGCAATGGAATTGTTAGTAGAAAATTGGGAATACGTAGTTATTGCAATATTAGCTGTGGATAAGGCTGTTGCTCTATCCCCATCTAAATGGGATGACTTGATTTGGACTTCGGTAAAAAA